GTGCATGACAATATGGCAGCCCTTCCCTGGTAACAACTCCAGGGAAGCCATATGTTATAACTACGCGTGATAGCGCCGAGGTGTGCTCTATTAGTTACCAGTTACGGCGTATTTATCTAATAAGGCGCTGGTTGCAGCCAGCAGCACACTCGCCCGCACGACACACACACACGCAGAGGCTGGTTGATGCATATCACGCCAGGGTGATTAAATCCCGGACGCGCTCTGCAACTGCAGGGACATCGCTTCAGCCGCATAATCAATCGAAAGCACACCAAGAGTCGTGGACACCGGAGCCCCAATAACCGCATAGAGCCAGACACCATGAGCTACCATGTCTGCTTCTGTGCTTGAGGCCGGCTGGGTGGAGTCGACAGCATAGACCTTACGCCTGTACCGCATTTGTGCTGGTAACTCGAGTGCCTGCCAAACAGGAGCACTCACACTATATACAGCGCTCTGACAGAGCGACAGCAATGTGGCATGGGCATAGGTCTGTGCCTTGAAAATGATCTCCGGGTTGTCAAAGTATGCAAGATACACAACACCAGTCGTGGTTGTACCCACTTGTGGTGTGTAGTGGATCTTGGCATGCTTGAACCGATACTCGGAATAATTCTTGATCACCGTGAATCCTGGGTCGCCAGCCCCGTTTTGTCCGGGATTGACTGGCCAGTAACCAGATGAGACTCCAGCGCCAGTGGAAGTGACTGATGTTCCGACGAACCGGGAACTAACAGCCGCTAAACCACCATCCATTCTAGGAATCCGTGTGCGCATTCGAGGGATCCTGGCAGGTTGAAGAGCTGCCCGCTCTGCCTTAGAGGCTAGTTGTTTGTTGCGTTTGGAAGGCATCGTAGTGGATTGATCGTAAGTTGTGAGATTTCTGCAAGAGTTCTCAAGGGGGGTTTTGATGTGTACACAATTGTGGGCCAGCACTCTTCCGCAATGCGTTGCACTGTTGGAGTGACTCCGAAGGCCAGGTAGAAAGACACCCGGCTAGCATCGGTCACAACACAGTCCTGCTTCACACCACGGGCCAAGTAGCCCATCCCAGAGTCGTATACACGCTCAATCCCCCCCTTGCGGCTCTTGCCGGCGTTGATGGCACGGTAAAATGATTCCCATACCGGCACACCACGAGTCAACTCAAGACCACAAGTACCAATGGCATCACGCCACGTTTCAAACTGCTCCTCAGATTCCATGGGCAACAAGCTAAGACAATCTTTGGACATGGCGGTGTGGGGGTTGCGCACCATACGGTAGGCATCACCCACTAAGACTGGTTGTGTCTGGCAGAATTCAATGCGTTCAAACACCTCTACAGGTGCTTCGCGCTTAAGTTTGAAGCCGAACTCTTCGAAGTAGGACTCAATCCCAGCTAAGAGATGGAGGTCCTTCTTCTCACAGATCACAACACAGTCATCCCCATTATTCGAAAGTCTAGCCTGCAGCCCATTCTCCTCAAAGTAGTTAAGAACGAGACAAGACATGATCAGACAGTTGCCCATGCCGGTATTGATATCACCCGACATTCGACAGCCGTCCACTTGGTACTTGACGCAAGTATCCCCGATACGCCCATACCCACGGTTCTTCAGCTGCCAGTTAAGCAACTGGGCCAATTCAGGAGACCGGAAGACGGAGTTATAGAGCGAGTGTTCAAATTCCAGTGCCTCAACAGAGACATGCTGGTCAAATCGACTCGCATCCAACCCAATCGCAACCGGATCCCCAAAACTAGTCCAATTACTATGCAAAGCAGCCGCAACTCCGTCGGCATTAAAACCTTTCACTATCACTGGATACCCAAAAACAGCAACAAACCCCCGAGCGAGCTCCTTTTCAAACAATTTGAGATATCGTCCAATCTCAAGATTGTATCGAGGAGTCCTTGGTTGGATAACTCGCGGTGCAGGATCACCCTTGGCTGAGAAATTAATCTTCTCAGCCTTCACAAATGTGCTGCAGTAACTGTCCTTGCGTTGAATCCCCACCAACTTGAGGGACTCGCAAGCTCGTTGGTAGATTGCCTGCTTGCGACCGCTATACAGTGCGGGATAATCCTCGCGACTGACAACGGTGGTCGAACACAGTCTAGCCAACAATCTCCGTTTCACAGAGTTAAGACGTACAAACACACCTGCTTTGGGTTTCCGACAGGGACGCAACTCCCCGTTCTCAGAGACGAATAGAACTCGCTCCGCAACACCACGAACTAAATTTTGGACTGACGAATTGTGCACACCATACTGGACTCCAACACCAAAACCAGTAAGAATATGCGCAACCCGTGTTTTACCCCTATCGTTTCCACCGGTGACGGTCATGCCTGGGACGCCAGAGGGGTAAGCAACTGACGTTTCCACACCCGGTGTTGCGACAGGGCCGCATCATAGTCTACCACCAGCCTTCCGGGACCACTGACCCCAATAGCGAGTTTTGGTCATCTCGCGTAGGTCTCGGTCATCCTCGGTGGCTAGGAAGTAGGCCATAGTTGCTCTGGGGGCGAATTTACTAATGTGAGTGGGCCGCATACCTTTCTTGCGGAAGAACTCGCGAACGCACCGGGACACCACTATTTCATCAGCGGCAGTGTGCGAAAGCATACCCAACTCAGCGCGACAATGGTGGAAGGCTTGGCGTACGCATTTGGGATAATTCCCATCTTTGAACGCCGCATCATCTTCATCGTCGTCGGCCTCACATATCAACTCCCTGAACAACTTGGCTCTGCGCTCAGCGTTACGATCCCGCGAGAACAGGGCCCAGATAGCGGCAAAAACAAGAGCCACTACCCCACAGACACTCATCAACAAATATTTAATTAAGTCGGCAGTTATAACAATTTCAAACATTATAA